GTTAAGGCTAGCAACATCATCTTGAAGATCACTAACATTACCAGACTCAACTGTAGCTAAGCTACCGATGTCGGCATCAAGAGCACTTTTATTAGTAGCATCTTGAGTGTTAAGGCTAGCAACATCATCTTGAAGATCACTAACATTACCAGACTCAACTGTAGCTAAGCTACCGATGTCGGCATCAAGAGCACTTTTATTAGTAGCATCTTGAGTGTTAAGGCTAGCAACATCACCTTCAATTGTAGCACGACTAATTAGTACATTGTCATTAGCGTCTGTAATTTCAAACGCTCCAGCTGTACTCGACTTAATGCGGATACTATCCTCATTAATTGATAATTTCTCGGTTGAGAATATCTTTGCCATACCTTTATGTACAGCTAATTATCTATTTTGTGAAATTTTTTTTTGACTATTTTGAGCCCCAATACCGCATAAACACTGACTTTAAGGTGTTTCCGTAAGCCATAAAGTGCATGATAAAAGTTTCATTATCGACAAGCCTTGGGTCGGTATTAAATTTACTCATTGGGAAAATTTTTCTATTACTTCCATGAGGATCAGATCTTTTCAGAATATCGCAAAAAACCTCCTGATCTCCTCCGCTAGAATACAGTTCACTTTTATTTCCATGAAAATCTTTCCATCTTTTTATTAGGTTTTTTGTATACTTGTGATTTCTAAAAAATATAACTCCACTATTTAACATAGAATTAGCTCCAATATCCTCACAAGCAATTATTTTTTTAATTGGAACACACTCACTTAAAATATTTTCAAACTTTTGATTTGGGTTAAAAATGATAGTATCAGAATCCATCCATACAATTGTTTCGTGGTCATCTAAATGATTGAGGATAGCGTGTGGTTTAGACCAGTTTGGATGAGATTCTTCATCTAATTTGTCTCTATAAACGTGAAATGTGTATCCTTGTTTAAAAGCATAATCTCGTATACTGATTTCAGAATCGATTGCGTATTCTGATATTTCTGGAGTATACAATGAAACAATTCCTATCTTTTTTCCAGGATTATAACAAGTATATTTTTCTTTGGGAACTCCTCGCTTTGGTAGGTTTTTAGCTACAAAATCAAGAAAATTATAATCTTTAAATTTCATCCATTCATTTTTTAATTTAATGAATTCATTTTGCTTTGTTTTTAAATCTGTATCAGTTTGGATTGGTTTTAAACTAAACTTACCCCAGAATTCAGAACCTAAGCAATCACTATTCCAAGGTTTATCTTTTCCAATAAAATGTAATACCCCTTCATTTTGTTCGGTTATATTATCTCTTTTTAATAAATGGACTCCATCTTCTTGAAATGTAATACAGTTTTGCATTTTAAAACGATTACCAGAAATTTCTTTTAACTGATCCATGGCGAGTATATTTAATTCGTCGGGCAGTACATCGAAATTACATTTGCAAAATAGATTGATTACATCTTGATCTCCTCCAGTAGTAGGAATTTTATAATTATTTTGCATCTTTTCTTTTAAGCAAAAATCTGTAAATTTTTCTTTCCGAAGTCTTTTTAAATCTAAAACAATAACTCCACAATTACCAAGCACTCGGTCTCCAAAACTAAGTGGATTTTTATTTTCAGTCACAGTTCCTTTGGACCCATTAAATGTTCTCCAGCCATTTTTAATTTCTGGTCTCAATGCAATTCCAGAAATATCTGTTTTTACATTATCAAATTCACTCAAATTGACATAAGGAATTGTGTCTATATCAAAGTATATTACCTTATTAACATCCTTTAGTATCTCTGGCATTTGTAATTTTAAATTTGACGAGCTTGATATGTGACTTATAGATTTCCATGATTGATCACATTCAATTCTTAATTCTTTTTGCATGTATTTCTTGAAGGTGATATTATTTTTATCCAATAAAAATTGCTCTATAAATGTTAAGTCAGATTCTTTTCCAGAATAAATAAAATGAATATTAATGTTATTATTTTTATTTTTTTGGTATAATGCATTAATTGGATTTATTGCGTATTCTATTAAATTAGAGTCGCAACAAAAGCACACATCATAAGTAGAATTAGTTGCTTCAGTAAATCTATCTTCATCAAACCTAATATCAGAATTTTTATCTAATTCTATGTTATTATTTTCCTCGTGTATTTGTCTAGCCATTAGTGGATTAAGATGAAATAATTTATTCGGCGCAGAGAATAGTTTATTTTTATTTACAAAATTAATCATAAAGAAATCAAGGGCGCCATCAAATCCTCTTTGTTCGACCCATTGACACATTAAAGAGGCGCATTGTTTGGATATAACATAAGAGGAAGCATTCATGTGCCAGTAATGATCATCTTTAGTAAAGAAGTCTTGCTTTTTTACATTATTAAAATAATTATTGTATGGCTGTAATGCTTTGTGGTATTGCGATTTATTGTATGGCTGGCAGCCTCCAAGATACAGTAGGTGATAATCTCGTGGAATATGGTGAGACCATACGCTATTCCAGAATTTAGTAAAACCTTTCTCGAATACAACATCATCTTCAAGTATCAAATAATTATCTGCATTTTTATCTTCTACTAACTGTTTCCATAATTTATAATGACTAATCGCACATGCTATTTCTGATTTTTTCTTTTTAAGATATAAACCATTGGGAAATAGTTTTTTTATTTCATCCGTCAATTCTAGAGATTTTGAGTCAACAGCTGGAAATCTCTCTGTAAAAAATGGGGTATTTTTATATATATGATCTAGTCTATCTTTTCGGCGATCAAGATTAATAAAAAAAGATTTTGATATCTTGTTTAATTTCACTTATTCTCAAGCAGTAATTGATATTGATTTAATATAGAAGTTTGATAGGGGCTATATTTAGCTACAAACTCTCTGCCTCTTTGCATGTATTCATCGTGAACATCTTTATGGTTAAGTATAGCATTATATAATTGTTTGGCACCGATGTCTACATTAAAGTCAGGATAATAATAACCTTCATCCATTAAAGTTTTAGAGTTATGCACTAGTGGTAGTCCCATGTAAAGAGCTTCAAAATGAGAATAATTTAAATCATTATCATATTGATGAGAAACAATTACTCCTCCAAATTTAGATAAAGCATCAAGGGTACACCACCGGTTATTGAAGAAAGTTAAACCTTGTTTTTTAACGATGTCAAATTTTGACATATGAACTGTAAAAAAAGTATTATCCCTAAATCTTTGGGTAGAATATATATTTACTTTAGATAATTTATTAGGGAATAAAGTTTCAAATTTTTGAGCAATACAGAAAGGAATTAAGAAATGTTTGTTAATTAATTGGTTTGATTCAAATATTTGAACAGAATTAACTGTTTCAGGTTTAAAAAATGGGTTGAACCCTTTTTTCTTTAATTCATGAATTTTATTTTCAATGAAGTGCGAGTCCCAAACATAAGGAGCCACCTTTACATTTTTATTATTATACTCAACCTTGATATATTCTGCACCAAATTCATGATGAGGAGAAATCCAAATAGAATCTAATAACTTACCAAATTCACTTGTCTTAGTTGATACTTCATCACCCTCTGGCGGATGAAGTAGATCCCTTAAGTCGAACATAATTTTATTTCCTAACTGCAATAAAAATACTTTGCAATTTTTTTTTCTTTGTTTTATCTTATAAATAATTTTATGATGAATTTCAAATCCAGCTAAAATAAAAACATCAAAACTTTCAGATTCATCATTAATTACATCAGAGAAAAACATATATTTGTGATTAAAACTTAGGTTATTATTAGGTTTTTCTTTAGTGACGTAATAAACCTCATGACCTAGCCTACGAAAAACATCGTAAATGAATTTTACGTTTTGATTTAGACCGTTCGCCCAAAAATTTTGGGACAAGTTAATGGTAATTCCAATTTTCATGAAAGCAACTTTCTATATTGCTCTCGAACACGGTCATTGTTAGGAGAAAATTTATGCAATACGTTTTTAGCTGCTGACCTATATGTATCTATATTGTCGTCGTGAAATTTTAAGGCTCTAATTAACTGTTGAGCTCCAGTATTGATATCATAACCAGGGTAAAAATAACCAACCTCTTTAATATCGAAAGAATTATGTATAATAGGTATATCTAGATATAAAGCTTCAAGGTATACATAATTTAAAGAATTAAGTAGTTGATGGGAAACAATAACATTCGATGTATTAAATATATCTTTCATTGAAATCCTATCACCAAAAAATGATTTATTATGTTTAACTATATCTAGTTTTGACATTAAACTTCTAAAGTATAATTTTTCCCTGAATTTAGAAACACAATGAACTTCTAACCTGTTTATTAAGTGGGGCTCCTGTTTGTAGGCTGCTTCTGTTAAGTAGATAGGTATCAAGCAATTCTTAGTCATATTGAGGTTGGGCTCCATGACACCAATGTTTTTGTCTTGACCAGGTTTATATCTTTGTGATAAATCCATATACTTAGGGCTCCATATATAAGGAATAGTGAAGACTTTCTGTATATTGTAAAAAGTTTGTAAATAAGGAATAGAAAAAGAATAATGAGGAGACACCCAGACTTCATCTACCTTGTGAGTATTAAGTGCCATTTTATCTGTTGAATCACACAACTCGACATCAGTCATTAATCTATTACCGTAATGCACGTGAACATGCTTACATCTTGGATTTTTACTTTTTGCGATATCAATCGTTTCTTTTTTTAATAACGATCCGGTTTGCAAAATATAATCAAATTCATAATCACCAATTTCATGTTCTTCCATGATTAAAATATCCAAGGGAGGATCTTGGCATTCTTCTACATCATGGTTTACGCAAATGGAAACATTATACCCCATATCCTTAAGCATCTCCGCTAAGAATACGATATTTTGATTCAATCCATTTACAAATAAACTTCTATTAAAAGTCGCAGTTAATAATATATTCATTAGCATATATTACACTAATGATTGATAGGTTATTGAATATTTTCAGAAGTTATTTATGTCTTCTGATTCTTCGTATTTTTTATGTTTAGCTTTAAGCTGATGGTATTTATTGAATAGATCAGCAGGGTCAATAGATACATCATTATGAGTGAAAACACCTTCTTCGGAAAACTTATCTATGATAGCATCAGTCATTCCAATTAAATCTACATCTTTGTTTTCACCTAAACCCTCAATGATTTTTGAAAGATTTTTTTCTTTCCACAATTCTTTCATGACTTCTTGCTCTTCAGGTTTAAATTTAGACAAGAAGCCTTCCTTTAAACCTTTTTGGAAGTCTTCCATTTTTTTTCTATCTTTACTAGACATAGCAAAATTATCTTGGTTTATTTTTAACAGGTCTTTCAGGAAATTTAAATCACTCATAATATATATTAATATAAAAAGTTATGTTTTCTACTTTGAAAAGTAAAAATCTTTATAATATTCATGACGAGAAGATAAACCTAAAGAGTCATATATAGAAAATTCAAAAAACCTATGAGTATTATAGGGAATTGATTCATGAATTAAATTAGTTGAATTGTATGTATTTTCAGACACAATTTTTGTTCTTTCTTTATCTGAGAAAGCAGTGCATTTCACTTCCTTTGGGTTAAAGCTATAAAATAAATTAAAAAATATATCTATAGAATCTTCTCGATTGGAAAAATCTAACCTATGGCTAATTCTGCGCACCTCTGGGATCGGTGTTGATAGAAAGATAGAACACTTAGAGTTACCAGAGTAAACTGAGGATATTTCGCAATCAATTCTATAGTCCCTGATGCCCGCATTTTTTTTGAAGATTAAATTATGAGAGTCAATTAAGTCAAATGTTTGAATTAGCTCACCATTTAATTCAAAAACTTCTGCTGTAAATTTAGTTAAAATGGAAGATGATGGATCAATGAAGTTTTCTTCGTAGAGAATTTTAAAATCTATTGCATTTAATTCACTTAAGCTTTTAGTTTTACATACATAACTATTTGAATCTTGATCGAAAAAGATCTGATTTTTATTACCATTTAAAGAAATAGAATCAAATTTAAGATTATTTATTAATGGATTTATTATAAATTTTTCTTCTGAAATTAAAATACAATCATAAACAGAACCGTAATTTGAGGGTGTTACATGTATTCTATATCTATCAACTTCTTCGCAATCATTTAATGTAAAAAATGGGGAGTTTGGAGCTATAGAAAAACGCTCTTCAAAGGTGTCATTTTTATAAACATCAACCAATAATTCATTGTGTTGTTTATTGAAAGTTGGTAATTTAAATTTTAAATAATTCATTCAATTTTAAGGGTAATGCGATGGATGCCAGGTCTAGTTATGAGTCCAATGATTTGGTGGAAAAATGTATCCGTTTCTAATAAGCGTATAATAGTGTGGTCGTCTTCAGAAGTTATCCAAGTGCTGATGTTAATTTCTTGATCATCATATATAAGAGTGTCAAAATTAAGGCCTCCAGCATCAATTATTAAGTTTGATTCCCTAAAGCGCCCAAGATCTCCTTCTGTTTCAGCGATACGATAACCCATCGAACCGTCATCATCAATAGGTTCTAATTCTAAAGTTTCAATAGGTAATGACGGAAAGGTATTATCGCCAAGAAAATCTTCCCTTGTTATAGAAATATTAGTTGTAATATTATCGCCATTTTCATCTAGAAAAGTTAAAATCCAAACTATGTCATTATCAGTTATGTATACTTTGACAGTTTTATCCACCCACATATCTAAATCTTCATTAAAATCTTCGAAAGTTACATTTTGCGGGCTTGAACTTAATCTTTCATCAGTACCAGGAAATTTATAATCACCAATAACTAAAGTTAAGCTCTCTAGACCTTCAGGAGTAAGATCATCTTCAGTGAATCTCATATTAGAAAATTCATCTCTGGTTGAGATGTTTATTAATTTTTCTGATTCTTCAGCATCAAAACTGTATCTATTTTCGTAAACTATATTATCAGACAATACCCAAGTATTGGCATCGTCGTCAAATTCTTCAGCATTTCTAATTTCTTGATTAAGGTCATCTAGGGTTGCGTTATCAGACACATCCTTAAAAATCTTAATTGTAAAATCAAAAGGTATAGACAAATCTGTAGCTGCACCGGTTGATCGATAAACATTTATTTTTAAAGTCTGGCGCGTTCCATCTGAAGTACCATCGCGATCAAAATCAATCGTTGTATTATCTTCTGAAACTATAGCATAAGCGTTCAAGTTAACATTCAAATCTTGAATTATTCTAGGAGTAACTGATATGGTTGGGGTAACTGTAGGTGTGGGAGTTCTAGTTTCTTCTATTGTTGGCGTAATAGTAACGGTTGGAGTAAAACTAGGTTCTGGCGTTGTGCTTGGGGTGATTACAGGAGTTACTGAAATTGTTGTACTAATTGAAGGAGTAATGGATGGAGTGATCGAAATTGTTGGAGTAGGGGTCAGAGTTGGGGTGTTACTTAGACTAAAAGGTGGTGTGGGTGGATATATAGAAATTAATGTACTCCAACCTTTTGACGTGTAAACGTCTTGGGGATAAAGGTTTACTGTAGTTATATTTGTTCTTGAATCAAGATCTAAAGGCTCAATAGTTAAAGCAAATACCTCATAATCATCATCTACATTGTCAGCTTTGGCTCTTATTGGAATAAAAAATTCTGATTGATTGCCTTTCAATGTAATAATTCGACTTCTTTCTACGAAGTCTGATGTATCTGCAGATAAAGAAGAGTTATCGTAAACACTTAAACTATAACGAATTCTAACTTCCCCCCTCCAGGATACATCATCAACAGTGCGAACAACCCGAACTTGGGAACTTTGACCCTCAACAACGTAAAGTGTAGTTTGATCTACTGTAAGATTTAATGCTCCAGCAGGGAAACTGACTGTTGGCGTTATGCTTGGAGTAGGGGTCAGAGTTGGGGTGTTACTTGGAGTTATCGAAATAGTTGGGCTTACTGATATAGTTGGCGTTATGCTTGGAGTAATCGATATGGTTAGTGTTATTGTAGGAGTAATCGATATGGTTGGTGTTGTTGTAGGAGTAATCGATATGGTTGGTGTTGTTGTAGGAGTAATTGATATGGTTGGTGTTGTTGTAGGAGTAATCGATATGGTTGGTGTTGTTGTAGGAGTAATCGATATAGTTGGACTAACTGTACTTGTAGGAGTAAATGTATTTGTTGGAGTAACCGATATAGTTGGAGTAACTGATATAGTTGGAGTAATCGTACTTGTTGGGGTAACTGTGTTTGTTGGAGTAACTGATATTGTTGGAGTAACTGATATTGTTGGAGTAATTGTGCTTGTTTGTGTTATTGTAACTGATGGAGTAACTGATATTGTTGGAGTGATTGAGATTGTTGGAGTAATTGTGCTTGTTGGAGTAATTGTGCTTGTTGGAGTTATTGTAACTGATGGAGTAACTGATATTGTTGGAGTGATTGAGATTGTTGGAGTAATTGTGCTTGTTGGAGTAATCGTACTTGTTGGAGTAATTGTGCTTGTTTGTGTTATTGTAACTGATGGAGTAACTGATATTGTTGGAGTGATTGAGATTGTTGGAGTGATAGAAGGAGTTGGAGTTTGAGTGGCTGGAGCACTTATTTTTACGAAATGATCGTCATAATCATCATCAAGAATATCAAAGTCACCTAGGGACATATTGCTGCTAGACAATTGATCAATAGCTATATATTTATCTTTGTTATATTCAGATGCAAATATTTCATACTCAATATCGTTTTTTTCTGATATTTTTTCTATTCTATATTGCTTTGGTTCTATTAAATCTTCAGGGTTTGAGTTTTCTTTGATAACCCAGGAGTAACCTGCTGATGTGTTATTTATGGAATTTACAAACGAAACTTGAAACCCATTAACAGAATTAATTTTGAAAGATTCAACCCTGGTCTTTCGTAAATTTTCATTTGAAATTAAAGACCAGTGATCTGGATCAAAATTTGGAGATATTTTAAATTCTGGATTTTTAATTAAAATATAATGAGAACCCTTGTGAACAACCGTGGAAGGTATAGTATAGTTGGTACTAGAATCCCAAGAAGGGTATACAAAGTCATCAACTTCCAAAAGTAAAGAATCAACTTCTCCAGAAAATGCTTCTGTTGGTATATCTAATTCAATAGTATGGCTATCTATTATTTTCATAATCCTGCCCCCGGAATGCTTAGAAACTTTATTATTGTCAAGAACTTCAATAATATCACCAATGCTTAAATAGGCAACTTTTAATCCAGAAGTAAAAGAGATTAATTCTTTTGCATATTTTTGAGAAAGTAATTTACTCCATCCCAACCTAAAAGCTTCACCTTTTCTAGTAATTCCATTAGCAGCAACCCTGGTGTGAGAGTAGCCAAAAAGTTTTATTAATTCTGAATCCTCAACATATTCACTCTTAGGCATATAATTATCCCTTTCATCTAAATAATCAATAGTGATTGCACTGATTTTTTTTGTTCGAGGAGAAGTTGAGTAAGTGAAACCCGACTCTGAGATATTTGAATTATTAAAGAACATTATTGGCCCGGAAAAAGAAAGTGCATCTTGAACAAGAGCTATTTTACCTTGAGCAAAATTAATAGATGCATTGTATATGTTAAGTAAATTTTTAATATACTCAAAAGATTCAGATTCTGAATCCATGTATAAATTACACATATGCCTTCTTTCTTTAGTGAGTAAGCCATCAACAAAAACATCAACGAGTTCATCGCATTTTTGAGAAAACAAATAAAAAGACCATTTGTCAATGTCACTTTCAGTGATTCCATATTTGCCCATTCCATATTTTTGATTAACAAGCAAATCGTAAATAACCCAAGCTGGATTACTGGTCCATTTTAACTTGCTAGAAAAAGATCCATTCCAGGCACCAGAGTAAGAGCGGGCGGTTGGATTATAATTTGAAGGAACCTTGACTAGCTTTCCTTTAACTATATACTCTCTTTTGGGGATGGATGGAAAATCTTTTGAATTGAATCTAGTAGCCATAATTGCGGTACTAGGATACGCAAAAAATCCGCCAACATATTCAGTGGCAGAAAGCAATTCACAATCAATTTTAAATCTAGCTTCAGCAAGCCCTCCCTCAACCGGATCAAGCTCCCTGGTAATTCTATATATTCTAAAAATTCTATTTTTAAATATTCTAGAAGAAGAATTTAACGGTTTAGCCTTTGGTAAATTTTTAATATAAATATCTTTAACATATGGAGATGTAACACATCCAGAAAATATCACCGAATCAGTTAGTAATGTTTCTCCCTCTAAACCGTGCTCTATTGCAATTCTCATTTTTGCTGGCCAAATTTCTCCACTATTTTTAATAAGCTCTCCAATTTTTATGCAAAGCCAAGGTAATTGAGAGCATTTAAATGCACTTCTAGCTAGTTCTATTCCAGCTAACGCACCAAGAACTCCTCCCGCGATAACGAATGCATAAGTTAGTGCATTTAAAGCCGATTCAATAATTCCACGGATTCCAGGTATAGTCCAACCGCTTACAGCGCCAAAACCAAAACCGAAGGTTATATCTGGAATTAAATCTAACAACTTCTCAGCCATCCATGTTCCAATCATCCAGCCAAGAACCATACCAATTATAGGAATTAAATTCATATATTGAACAGATTCGTCTCCTTCATATATATAATGTAGTTCTTTTATCTTTATGGAAAAACTTACATCTGTTATGTCTGGATTTTTAATTGTGTATGAATAAAAATAATCTTTTTCGCCCTCATTTCTTGGGGCATATAATGGGTAATTTATAAAAGAAGTGTAATTAGGTATCCTAAATTCATCAGAAATTAGTGAACTTCTAGCTTCTGTAGCAAGAGTGCCTTCAATTGGAAAAGTGGAAGTGGCATTTTTGAAATGACCTATGCGCATATCAAAGTGAAACTTTGAATAGTTAAATCTTTGTGTGTGGTCACGAATTGGGACATCGTTTAAATAAATTGACCTAAATTTTTTATATGGATCTGTAGAAGGTTCATTTTCTGGCATATCTGAACCAAGTAGAATTGGAGGAGCAAATACTAACTTTACATTATCATCTTTGTTTGAGTAATTAACAACTTCTTGATTGAGATCTAACTTCAAGGATTCTAGTGATCCATCTTTAAAGTCAGCTATAAATTTAACTAAATTTTTAATAGGTGGTTCGAATAAGTTTGGTAAAGGTTCGTAAATATTAAAACCTTCACCTTTTTGAATTTGCTTGAACTTAAAAACACTTCCATTTTGTTTTTCCGCTAGAGCAATGAAAGGCGACTTAGGTAAAGCATGATCGGGCAATAAGTTTTCAGCTTCATTTAAAATACTTAAATCTGAATCTAATGCATCTTTGATTTGATTTATTCTATTTTTTTGTTCATTAGAAAAATCAGGATAATAATCAGGGTTTAAGAATATAACAGTGTCATTTGGTCCAGAAAAACCTGTGCCTGGCCTGTATATAGCTAAACCTTTTTGAGATAAAGCTATATTGTCGGCAGCATTTCCAGTTCTATTTTGATCCCCTTCTATTCTGCCTCTATAAGAAGCTTTTAATATCAAACTTACAGTTACATACTCTTTGAGTTGTGCGATTGATAGATTAGTGTTATCAAATTTACTTTTAGGTAGGCCTAGTATACTGAAGGTTAATTGAGGAAGATAACCCCGCTCATTCCCGCTTACATTTACTGCTCTAATAATGTAACTATTGTCATAAACACTAACGGAAGACCTTTGTGAGTAGCCAGAACCCTTATTTGTAACACTAAAATCTACAATTCTACCAGTATTGATGGTGTTTGGAATAGCTGAAGAATAAAATCTTTTATCTAATCCGCTAGATACATTTATAGACTCTGTGGTAATTCTAATTTTAGCTGAATCAGAATAAGGTGCATAACTAACTAAATCCAATACTGCATTGTTTTTATACATACCTAAATCTTGGTTTGGGTTTACATTATCATGTTCTACATGGCTGGCCCATCCATTTTTTAGACCGAAAGTGTTATTGCTTGGTACATTTGATGAATTAGAAATACTATATAGGTTATTTCCAGTAGATTCTGTATTATTGAAAGAAATAGAGTAATAACCATGACTACCATCAATCTTCAAATAAACACCTACGTCTTGAAAAGGTTCTTCACCGAATACCACACTTGGTTTTGAGTTTTTGTATGATGTTGGTGAAATATAATTCCATTTCGTGGTTAAGATAGAATCGTAAACACATCTAGATGGCACTCTCAATAAATAAATATTTTTAACATTTTTGCTAGCGGGATCAATCTCAGCAAAAGCTTCTATGGAAGTTGGCACTATGTCTATTCTGGTACTATTTCTTTTACGTAAAATAAATACCGTAACCCTTGGAAATAAATCGGCATCGTAAAATCCTCTAGGAAAAACAGAATAATCTTGAGGGGTTGGTCCTACCTGTAAGAACTGTATGTTATTTAATGTCTCTAGACTTTCTCCCCAGAAACCATTTTGTTCAGAAACGAATTTATGAGACTGTAAATGATAACTAGGGAATCCATAATCCTCTCCGCCATAATAATAATTAGCCTCATCATCAGATGCAAATGGATGAGGGTGACCACCAACACCAACAGTAAAATTCAAACATCTAGTTCTGAGAGTTTTATACATTTTAGCTTGAATTTCATCGTGATCTTTTTGGCTGGATACAACATTACTTCTAATTCTACTATTAGAAACCCTAGGCTCTTTAACTAATAAGTTTTTATTAAAAAAATCTTTGAGATCAGGGTTAGCTTGAGAGAAAGCAGCAATAATTGCTTCATTAAAATTTTCACCGTTTGGGTGATAGCAAGGCATGGCATTGACAGCGTGATGCTCATATTTAATTTTTTTGTAAAATTTCTTGATTTTTATTTCATAAAAACCTCTTTGATTGGTATACACTTCTCTAATGAAATCTCCTATCGTTAAATTAGAGCCAGCGTTACCGATTAGATCAAGCCAAGGTGTGTGCTTGTATTGAATTCTATGCTCAAGCCTAGGAGACTGGTATATACCTTTAACTTTGGAGAATAGCCCAGCTAAAGCTCCAAGTATACCTCCTGCATTGGTGGGTGGTGGATCTTTTCGTAAGAAGACGCCATCTTTGCTGTGGTAAAACTTGTTTAGAGGTTGAGCTTTATAATTAGATAAATCAAAAGAAGATTCATCAATAGTTCTGCCAGCTTGCATCCAGACTTCATTAACTTCGAACCTTGAATCATTAACACTAGGTCTTTCATGGGGAATAATTTTTTCCCATTTAGGGTGAACATTTCCATTTGAGTCTATCGGTGGATCATATTCAGGGTATGTTATTTCTGGAGAAGAGTAAGTTATAGGGTCGCCATTTTCCCCAATTATTGTAGTTTCAATCGTCGGAAGATCTGCAAATTCATCAGTATTTATATCATCTTCAAAATCATTAACTAGAGATACCTGCGAAGATGTTATTCTCTTGCCTGCCGCATCAAAAATGCAGTCAACAGTACTTGAACTAACAGTAGCCAACCTAGGATCATCTTCCGGAGGACCAATATATTCTCCATCTTTCAACTTGAAGAGTTGCCCTTCATATTGAACTACAACAAAAGATTTATCTACTCTTGATAAAGTATAAGAATTTCCGTTCTGAGCTGCATTGCGAAAAGCATGAAAATTTTCTTCAAATGTTTTAGCTTTGGAATAACCAGAATATTTTCTTTGGAAATAAAAGCCTTGATATTCGTTTGTAGAATTCCATAACGGGTAAGAGAAGGGACTTGCGAATCTAACTAATGGCACTAAACTAGCATAACTTGTTTTTTGAAACTCCACAACATCAGATTCAGATTTGTCTTGATAGTCAATAATCCATCTGTAATTATTTCTAGATCCGAAAATAGGACTAGGGTAACTAATTGGTTTCCAATTTAGCAAAGTTAACGGTGATCGAGTTCTTTCTTTTTCAGTAGTGCATTTATCATAAATATAGTAAGCTTTTGAGCCATCTTCAGGGTCTCTCAAATGAACTTTATCACCATAAGTATATAATTTATCTCGATCCCATTGAGGCGGATCTAATGCGAGTTGAATAGCTCCTTCAGGTAATGGCTGTTCAAATACACGTTCATCACTATCCCTATTTGTGTCAGCAAAAGGAGCTTCTCGTAACGGTGAAACAATATCTTCTAATACTTTATATATTCTACGATCATAAATAAACTGATCGCCTGATTGATAGTCTCCATAATAATCCCACTCTTTTACGCTTTGAGGTGGGGGTATGGCTGTTAATTCAACGAATCTCCATATCGATTCATCAGCATCTTCTAGAGGGTCCATTGTATTGTATTCATATTCAAGCCAAGCATTAGATTCTCCTGGTTCGTGATAAGAGATTGTTTTCCATTTGTTATGACTATCTATCCAAGGCTTGTAATCGTTCCAGTCATACTCGCTCCAATCAGTTGTGTTTTGCGTCGGATCCTGGCCTACGTCAGGATCATTAATGCCGTCAGCGATATAAATTGTGCCATTAAAATCAACTGTAGAACCTACTATATAACTGACCGAGTCGCTCCAAGCAGTTGGAGAAGTTATCTTTCTAAAGTTGTCTGTAACTTCGTAAACTACAGTGATTCCATTATCATTGTCAATTTTATAAGCATCACCTTCTGAAAATATTGCGGTGTTTTCTTCGAAAAATGTACTAAAATTACTTTGACTAGCAAATGAACCTTCGAGAGATACTGATTCAATATCTTGTTGAGCTTCATAAAAAGTATCTGGATCTTCTGATAGGAAAACTATTTTACCCTCAATATAGCTTTGGCTAGAAGTCCATAGAATAGCGTTGTCTGGTTTTGAGGTTATATTCGTAATAGCTTTATACATATGGTTGTAGCTATTAGATTCTATAACATCATACGTCTCCCCAGGGATCTTTACTATATCACCAATGCGGTAATCAACTTGCTCATTGTAGAAATCATAATTATCAGGATTTTCGTCAGGTTCTTGAGTAAATATTGGCTGATAAATATCTGTAGTGAATTTATTGTATATGACATATTCCGTTGGAAGAGAAGATGTCCAGCGTTCAAATCTAGTCCAAACTTGGGCTTCTTCTATTGATGGCGGTATAATTGTTCGTGCAAGATAAGGGAAGGCTCCAGCTCCGAATTGATCGTATTGCCAGTTACCGTTAATTTGTTTTTGTACATACCAGTTTTCTATGCCATTCCAGTCCGTCGGGACCTTACCTGCAGAAATGTATGTCTGTAAATCTAATTTTAAAAATGCAGGAACAAAATATGTGGCTCCTTGTGTAGACTCAACAATCTTATAACTATAAGACCCGGGACCCGAAACTCTTTCACCTAATGCATAAGTATCGATCATTTCATTTTTGTAAGTTTCTACAGAAGGGCCACCAATACCATCAACCTCAGGCATATTCTTAGTATTGCAAAAAAAAGCATAACCATCATTACGTTCAATAAAGCCTACATGCAAGTAAACCTCTAAGTCCTTATAGTTTCTTAAAACTGAAGTGGAATTTTTCGTGCCTTTAAAGTAAATGCGACACATTCTATCGTAAGTTATTGGATTACCTAAATGATCAACATGGTTACCCCTGAGAGTTAAGAAATCATCGCCATAAGGCTCGTACTCTACGGACGAAACATCACCATTATAAACATTTAAATTGGTGGCTTCATTACTATTTATAGCAGACAAAGCTGAGTCTATATCTAAATTAGATTGAGGTTTCTGAATACCCATTAAAGAACCTAAATCAGAAGCTCTAGCTTTAGAAAACCAATCTTCTCTCTGCCTTCTTTTATCTATAAGATAACTAAAATCTAAAGGTATTGATGGAGGATGCATTTCAAAATTCTCAGGCTTACTATTATAGCCTTCGCCTTCAAAAAATGGAATTTCTTGATTTATCGATGAATCATCAGACCATTCTTGAATACTGTTTTCTTGTTCTGTTTGATCTGAAAGCTCTTTTAATAAAAAATAATCTCCATCTCTATATTGAGAAGGAATTCCTCCAGTGCTTAAATTAGTAGAATCATTAAACTCTAACGTCGTGCCTGTGATTTTAAAAATTCTATTGGAAGATATTGAAATGGATTCTAGGTTTTTATCTAAAAATTCAGATTTATCAATATTAGCTAAATGAGTATTATTTGGTTTGTCTATACTAATATACAAGTTATCAGAATTGGATTCTTGAGAGTTTGCTAATATGGTTTTTGTTCCATTTAAAATATTTCCATTAACATCTTTATATTTTGAACCTGACGATACAATATGAAGCAATCCATTAGTGGCATCAGGCTCCAATGAGTCTGCTAAAGAATGATCTATACCAGCAGGATATTCAAAATAAGATAAGTTTCTGATTTGTATTTGGTATTCAGTAAATTCAGGCTGTTGGATTGTTAAAGGGTAAGAAACTTCTCCATTGTCAACTGCTCCAGTTATTGGCATGGCTAGACCAGCTATTGGGCCTTCTGATATAATTTCTAGCGTTTTGTAAAAACTTATAGATTCTAGTTTTTGATAATTTCCCCGAGACCCAACTGTCATAGGTGTGCCAGGAGCTTTGAATGCAATAGCGTTAGGCCCAGAACTACTATGATGTATTACACATTGGTCGTTTTCTCCTTGAGGTCTCATCGACACATCTAAACCAACTAGCGGAAAAACTGAAGGTCTTGCAACGTCAGAAGATGGTAATGTAGATGTTGAGCTTCTTTTTGTTACTCGCTTTGATTCAGAAGGGCCAAACACATATCTTTCCCCAGCCCAGTAAGAATTATCGTAACCTTCAGTAAAAGATTCATTATTTTGATCTGAGCTAAATGTTTTAGCATTATTTTGTCCACCAAAATTAACAGACCTCTTGTCGTTATACTTATATATTTGAAATTGATCAGTGGAGGTAATTGACCTCAAGTCTTGACCATCTGGTGAATTGGTTAAAATTTTATTAATACCTATATTTGGATCTATTGAGCTAATGGCATCAGACAAATATATTTGAGCTGTTTTAAAATCAAAATCATGATTTTCAACATTAGCGTGTATAACTTTTGTTCCAACTCTTAGTTGACCATAAACTACTGGTATTGGAGATCCTTGTTCTGCTCGATTGTCATTGTCGGTATATATGTATGAATTTGTGGTAATTATTTCGTACTCTGGTTTACCGTCGTCCTCCATGAAATTTAATTTATCAGATAGCTTTTGCATCGCAAAGCCCATACCAGCATTTAATATAAAGCCTCCTATCGGTCCACCCATGAAGCCCTGCTTTCCAGCGATTTTTGGCATTAAGGAATACTCAGAATCTTTAAATAAAATGTTGCCAAAAATTATATCGTAATTATTGTTTTGAGTATCAACAAATTCAAAGGTTACACCAGAGTTTATTTTGGAGATGAAATAAGATTTGAAATTTTTAAATTGTAGGCATAACGCATGGATAGCTTCATTTGGTGTAGAAACATCTAGATAAATTTCTTTAGTAAATTTATCACTTAACTCCCCATATAAAACAAACCTTTTCATAAATCCTTATGCCTATATACTTTATACACTTTATTGGTTAATGTTTGATTAAATAATTCTTTTTTAGGTCTACCTTCAAAAGGGTGGTGGTAGATGAATTTATTTTCAACAAAAACACCTAAATGAAAAAGGTTATCAACGGTCGGAAAAAAAATAACAACATCATTATTCTTAATATCGCTTAAATTAACTTCGTTAAAATGCAAGGAAATTAATTTTAACAGCTTTTCATTTGGATTATTTCTTGGTCTTGACCAGTCTTTTATGGTTTCTGAAAAATTAATCTCGAGATTAATAAAAAAGAAATCTTTAATAAAGCTAATACAATCTTGGAAATATGGAATAAAAATCCTATTTTCTAACTTTTTAGGTTTATAGGATTCTGGATAAAATAGATAAGTATTTTTGTTTTTGTTGGAAAAAATCAAAGAAGGCAAGCAAAAGCTTTTTGCGATTTCTATATCTAAAGGGCTGGGTGTTGGGTCGTCATCTATATGGCTATGGAATAGGGATATGATTCTGTCATTTACATACAAGTCATAATAGTCTGAGCTAGACGTAATGAAAGATTTATTGTCATAACTATCATTGTTTTTTAAAGGTATAAATTCAAAACTCAATCTATATTGATCTGACCAAGCAAATAAACCACACTCTTCTCGATCATTAAAAGCTAATGATCGTTTAAATGCAGAAAGAATAACTTTATTGCTTCCAGGATCCTGGGAATCCTCCAAAGGGTAATCCATTATTATTTTCTATTATGTTGTTAAATCTAGATCTGCATCCAGATATATTTTTAGGGCAAGCATCTTGTACCCATAAAGATTTATTAGATTCCGGGTTATGACCAACAGTTCCGTTTTTAAGACATACATAAAAAGACGATCCGTTTTGAGGGTTTTCGTAATCAGTAATTTTAACATAGTCACCTTTATTGTAAGTCGCACTACCGCTATACTCCAGGGGGCTACCTGCTTTTATCGAACTAAAAAGGCCGTCATCTCCAGTGAATGGATTCCCTTTGCCGTCTGTTTTTGGTATACCAGAATAACCGCAACCAATAGGACTTCGATACATCCACTGACAGGTATTGTATACTATTTTTCTATTAGGAAGGAAGGCATTCTCTTTTTCGAGGGGAGAAGATAGTTCAAAAGAAATAATATTATTATTTTCTTGAGTTTTCTGATTAATTATATAATTTTCATGAGGAAAAGAGTCTTCTGTGGGTGTGCCAAATGGATTTATATTATTTGGAAAGTTTATGCCATGCAGAAATTTAACAAAGGTTCTAATCCTTGTTACTTTGTAACCTATAAAATCATCAAAAAACCTAGTTTTTAAACCAAAAAAACCATCTGAATTATCAAATGTCAAAGTGGGCCTAGGGAATTCACTATTGGTAGAAGTGAAGCCATCCGCAGAAAAAGGAACATAAAAGTATTCATTTTCACCTGAATCATAATATATACTTTTTTGGTAACCATTTTCACCGCTATGAAAATAGTAATTATTACCTCTGCTTTTTTGAGATAAGGAAATCCTGAAAAGGGTTATTATTGCGGAAGGGTTTTCTGCAAAAACTTCTTTGGATATAGAGCTTTTCATTATATTTTATAATAAATTAAAAACTAGGACATTCAATAAAAGTTGCAGTAATATCGTGACTATTATAATAAGTAAAGGTATGAGTCCATTCTGGGCAATAATATAAAGACATACTTTTTCTGTGGGGTGTGTTATTGAGGTCATTAGAAGGTGAAGATGTATAATCTTTCTGTATATGAAATCCAAACTTTTTATAACCTAAATGACTTTCTAAAAAAAGTAAAATCCTTTTAGTTTCCTCATTACTTCTTCCATTAAAACTCAGTTGCATATTAAATAAATTTGGGTTAAATCCATACAAATTATATTTAGAATAAGAATCTGATATCGTTGTTTTTTTGAATTTAGGAGAATGAGATAAATTTGTTTGCTGATTTGGTCTGAAATCAAACATAGAAAAACCAAACGTGTCATTTTCAGTTGTGATGGGAGAGTAGGGAAAAAAAGAAGAGTGTTGTGGCTTTTTAATGAAAATTGAACTTCTTAAATTCGTTTGATTGGTTAACCCATCATTGAAAGATTCGAACAACCCATGACTATTATCAATGTTAATCGTTTGAGTAGCTCCAGGAGAAACGGAAATGTCATCAGATAAAACTCTAAATGACTTGTATGAGGTCGGGTGATATAAATAACTATTGCTGTTTAATAGTATAGTTTTGCTGTCTGATGTGTTATGTAGACTTGCATTAACAATAGGGCTAGACAAAGACCCAATAGCTGTAATGTCATAGGAAGCAAGAAAACTATCAACACTAGATAGAGAACTTGCAGAAGTAGCTTCGAGTGATGCTGTAACAGAATTTACATCGTAGTGAACTTTTTCATGATTATAAGTAACACAATTAAAGAAATTTGTCTTATAAGGATAAAAAGGAGAATAACTAAAAGCTGGAACTCTTTTATTATTAAAATAGCCTAGGTTATTATAATCTTGAATTTTATAGTAAAATTGATTTTGAAAAAAAGAAATTAAGTCTAATGCCTCACTGTCAATTAAATCATTAAAATTTAAATTTAATTTCATTTTTAATGAGTTTATACCATCGGGCATTATGGTAGTATAGTTGTCCCCAAAAGTGAAAGATTTATTAGAGCAAGAAAAAGATGCTGAAGATCCAAAAGAAGGCTTAACATTTATACCATTAGTTTCTGTGTTTCTTAAGTCCATTACTGTATGTATTTTGTTATAGAAAAGGAACCCTCTAGAAAGCCTAGTGAGTTGATAGAAATTGATTCGCTATCAACCATTCCATTACAAACAAATTTTTGCATAAAACCTGCCGAATTATTTTTATAGTTTTGATAAGAAAGGTCGTATAGCTCACATGAAATTTCAACATTCTCTCTTTTTGAAGCTTTGTTAATAATAGATGGATCTATATTTGTGCCTTCTATACTTACAGATACTGTAGTCTCTCTTTTTGAGACTCTAGAAGGAACGAATCCAAATTCAGGAATTTCATCATCTTCTGGTAATGAATATTTGGGAACTCTATTAATTTGAGCGGAGTAAGAAAATGAAGTGGCGTAATCCATTCCTAAAGCTTTTATGCCTATGATTTGACTTTTCTCACCATGAGGTATAGATTGTTGTTGATACAAGCTTGAAGAATAATAGTTTTTAGATAACTCGGTATTTTTTTTAATTAAACCATAAATTTGAAAACTAGCCGAAGCTTGAACTATCGCATTAGCTGAAACAGAAAAAGCGAAAGAAGATAAGTAGGCATTCTGAAATTCAAAATCTCCCAAAAATCCAGTTATTGATTCGTTGGATATTGGAGGGTATTTAGTTGGGTCAGCTATTCCAGTTATATTAAAAAAATTCGGCATGTTTCCCGTGTTTAAATAAAAGTCAACTGCTAGTGAACCTTCTATTGGAGATTTTGCTGAATAACCTAATTCTGGGTTAAAGTATCCATTTTGACATTCATTTTCATCTAAACTCCAACCCCCACTCTTTGCATAAACTTCAATCACATAATCATTACCTGAAGGTCGTATTTCTTTAGAAAAATATAAATGCTTTCCATTAGGAAATGTTATTTTTGAATCTTTTTCTATGGAATAAATTGAAGTAGCTATAGGTTTCGGAGGACCACCTATTGGCCCTAAAGTAATTAAGGTATCTTCATTAGGTAAAAAAGTATGGCTAGAGTAATCTATAGTTGACCCATCACTATATGCAGCTATTTGAATAATGTTATCGTCCATCTGACGATCTACTGAAACTGATTGATTAAGGTTCAGTGAAGCTCTTTCTGCAAAGATGTACTCACCCTCTTTACCTTTTTCGGCAAGATACAGAGGTACATTTTCGTAAGGTAATAAACTCATCTCTTATTTATATATGCACTGTAAGTTAAATTAGCAATCATCACTGTATCAGAAGTTGAATTTAAGGATTGATTAGTAAGCTTAGCGTCCTTCAATGTAAATGTATTAATATTTAAATCGCTAATAGGGTTATTTAAACTTATACTTAGATCTTGGGATATTGGTTTAATTAAAGAAGATTTAAGCTGATTGATTTCATAATCAAAAATCTCAAGAGTAAACGAACATTCTTGAATAACTGGGAATTGTTGATGGACAGTTACTGGGAAAGGAGAGCCAATTGCATATACTGGAGTTCTATTCATTCGCATAGTATAAGAAAAATCAGAAACCCTATTACTTTCAAAACCATCTACATTTATCTGTATAGAGCCTTGATTAGGTATTTGTATTTCTGGGACGGGTTCGTTGCCAAAATGATCGATGCCAGAACCAATATCCCCGTAAACTTGAAGTTGTGCGCTTGCTGTAGGTATTTGACCTATTCCGCAACTTAAAGAGTATTCGCTTAAATATGCATCTTCAAATCCAAATGTTTTGCCTTCGTAGTTAATGCTACCATTCATAGCTTTATCTCCTGTGTAAGACAATAAAATTTCATCTCCTATGTAGTATTTAGAGACTTGAAAATTTCCAACTATTGCTCCTTGTTTTACGCCATATGTAAAACCTTTACCTAGGATATATATTGGGTCTTCACTGATTTCATAACCTCCATCTATACTAGTAACACCAAGAGCTTCAATGCCATCTATATAAAGCTTTTGTTCATAGTTGGATATAGAGCTTTTGTTAGCCACGCAACATACCTCCTACTCTTTTTTCTTGAGCAATTATACCGACTACAGCCTCTTTGATTTTACTTGCAAACTCTTTTTGATTTGAATTTCCACCATCAACTTGAGCTGAACCTTCCGACGAAACATTAATGTTGACAGTAACATTGCTCGAAGAATTGGATGAATTATTTGTATCATTTGATATATTAGATATAGGGTCGCTGTTTGATTGAACCACTCCACCTTTATTCATTTTCATTGAATTTAATTTATTAAAGAATCCTGGGTATTTTTTTTCTACATTCTGAACGCTAGATGCTTTTATAACATATTCGCCTTTATCAAGCATTACAGGTCCAACTTTATCTATGCCTCCTGGGCCTTTAACTTTACCTCCTCCGCTCATATATTGCATGGAATGAGAATTAACTGAGGAGTTATTGTAACTAACAGAACCACCACGGTTAAAATAAGAGTATGGATTAACAGTCCAAGAGGAATTGTTGACAGATCCACCACGGTTAAAGTAAGAGTATGGATTGCTGTGTGATACAGAGCTACTTACAGATCCACCACGGTTAAAGTAAGAATATGGGTTGCTGTGTGATACAGAACTGTTTACGGAGCCGCCACGGTTAAAATAAGAGTATGGATTGCTGTTAAGTACAGAACTATTGACGGATCCACCACGGTTAAAGTAAGAGTATGGATTGCTGTGTGATACAGAGCTACTTACAGATCCACCACGGTTAAAATAAGAGTATGGGTTGCTGTTAAGTACAGAACTATTGACGGATCCACCACGGTTAAAGTAAGAATATGGGTTGCTGTGTGATACAGAACTGTTTACGGAGCCGCCACGGTTAAAGTAAGAGTATGGATTACTGTGTGATACAGAACTGTTGACGGATCCACCACGGTTAAAGTAAGAGTATGGATTACTGTTAAGTACAGAACTATTCACAGATCCACCACGGTTAAAATAAGAGTATGGATTGCTGTGTGATACAGAGCTACTCACAGATCCGCCACGGTTAAAGTAAGAGTATGGATTACTGTTAAGTACAGAACTATTCACAGATCCACCACGGTTAAAGTAAGAGTATGGATTACTGTGTGATACAGAGCTACTCACAGATCCGCCACGGTTAAAGTAAGAGTATGGATTACTGTTAAGTACAGAACTATTCACAGATCCACCACGGTTAAAATAAGAGTATGGATTACTGTTAAGTACAGAACTATTCACAGATCCACCACGGTTAAAATGGCTTAAAGTCGAAGATACTACGCCCCCATTATTCATCTCATTGCTGTTGTAAATGTTATCATAAAGGTCTTGCATATTGGAGCTGAAATTTCTAGAGTAGGTCTTTGATTGATAATTTGCAAATTCTTGAGATGTAGTTGTAATTTTATTTTGACTACCGCCTCCAGATATAGCTCCAGAACCACTGATATCTATAGTTTTACTGCCAACTTTTTGAGCAGTAGATGAACCTCCTTCTTTATTCATTGTTTTTGGAGGATTAACAAAACCCTTATGTTCCCAACCTTTGGGTAGATTTTTCATACTTGCTCGATATTCTTTGTTAGACATCCCGCCTTTCATTCCGTCTTTCATTATGTCAAGTTGTTTGCCTAAGCCTTTAGCAGCAATCATACTTGTGAAACCGGTTGCCAGACTGTTGAGTTGATTCATTCTATTTAATACTTTTTGATTTTTTTGATCTATGTCATATTCGTATTTATCTAACAAATATTGGCCGTAATCTTTTCTGTACTGGTCGTTAGCTTTAAATCTGCCACTCATCATATTGCTTTGTGGGTCAATATCCAGAGCAGAGGAAACGTTTAATTTTTTGTATTGTTCGGGAGCTATCGGAGCATTGTCTTTGCTGTTTTTATTTGACTTGTCGCTGCCTAAATATTTACCTAGCATATAGCCACCGCCTTCAGCAATATCCTGGTAGGCATCTTTAGCTTCATCGCTAGTAAAATGAGATTTAGTTGCTTGCCATTTTTCTTGGACCCAGGATTTTTTTTCTTGAACTCCACCAGTTGATCCATCTCTAAAATGTTGTAATAAACTAACTACTCCACCGTTAAACCTACTGATAGTTTGATCTAGTGAATGCATTTGATCTGGGCTCATTACGCCTTGATCTGTATATTGTGCAGAACCTGAATCAACCGTGTTATCTTTAGTGAATAAATGTTGACCTAAAAGTCCCCCACTTGACATTTGTGTAATTTGAGGCATTTGAGATGCACCTTCAGTTTGTAAGTCAAAAAGATCTTCGTTTGGTTGATTGTATAAGTCATCTAGTGTTCCAGATTTATTTATATTATCAAAAGTATTAATGCCTAGGCGATCAACAATTTTTTTCTTTACAACATACTCACCATTAGTTAACATTGCTGGGACTTTATTGGAGCCACCAACGGTTCCGCCAGAAGCATAACCTTTAATTAAGCCGCCTGAATTCTTGAAATCAAAAAGCTCCATTATTCCTGTAGTAATTTGTTTTGTGGCTCTAGCAGTTAAGGCATCACCAACAGCTTTGGCTATGCCGCCAGCAAAACTTTTTATAGAGTCTCCCATAGACATTGTGCCTTCTGTAATATTTTTAAATAAATCTTGAAAACCAGTTTCAACGGCATCAAAAGTTGTATTGGCTAGAGTTTCGCCAAATCTCTCAAGTGCAAGGTTGTTTTCTTTTATTCTTTCTGTGATTGTATCTCTGAATAGAGCTTCTTTACCAAGCTCTAGATTTATTTCTTTTTGTTTACGGGCAATTTCAAGGTCTTTTTCTGCAACTCTTACTCCGGCACCCCTTTGTTCGTAAGCAGACCTTTCGCCCTTAAGTTTTTGCATTTCACTTTGATCGGTACTCTTTTTCATGTCTACAGATCTTTGGCCTTCTTCGAAAAAGAAGTTGTCTGCAAGTTTGGCTTTTAATTTTACTAGTGTTCTTGTGTAATCTCTTTCTGCTTCAGCCATTTCGTGCTTAGCATCTAGTAAGAACCTGCCATTATCTAAATTAGCGTTAAATTCTTCTTGAGCTCTTGCAGCAGCATTAACTGCCAATGTATAATCAGTGTCAGCTTTAATGGAAAAATATTTTTGATCTCTTTGTTGCTTTAGGAGCTCTGTGTCATCTTCAGCAGTAAAACCCATAGTTTTTATTTCATTGGCAACTTTTTGCTCTATAATGCCTTTATATTCGCCGTACTTTTTTCTTAATTCTTCTTCGGCTGCTAAACGTTGACCAGTAATAAAAAGTGATTCATACTCTTTCATTACACTTGTGTGGGCAATCGATTTCTGTTCTTCTTGAAGTTCTAAAAGTCCTTGTCCGTCACGAGTATATATTTGTCTATTTTTTAAATTCTGGTACTCAATGTCAGATAGACCCTTACTAATTTTTAAATTTTCTGAAATAACGTCATTCAATTTGTTGGTTGGAGTATTTTTAATTCTATTTAATTCTTTCTTTACATACCCCAATGTTCCTAGTCGCATATTAATTTCGTCTTCTGATGCATCATTCTTTTTATCTTCGATATTTTTTAATTGAGCGGATTTAGCCACACTTAACGCAGAGTTTGTGTTAATATTGTCGAGATTTTGTAATACATTAGCATTTTCATCAAAAATTTCGCCTTGCAGGGATGCGATTGTCTCTGCGGCTTTGCCAGTAGAGGTTAGATGTTGTAACCATTGAGTTATTCTTATTTTAACTTCATCAAATTCTTTAGCGTCAAGTACTTGATTTGTGAAATTTTGATCGGCGTTTCCAGTGTTTTGTAATGTTTTAACTATTGATTGTTTTTGTTTCAAAAAGGCTTTGTCTTCTGCATCTATTTTCTCTTTACCAGTAAGACCTTTGCCTGTATCTGGGTCTATAGCAAACGTATCCGCTTTAAAAGCATTACTAGTTTTACCAGAAAATTTTGAGATTTCAGATCTCAACGCTTTGATTCGTTCGTTATTTATATTGGCAAGCTCATTGGCATACCTTTCGTCACTTGCTTTTCGTTTGGCTGCCATCTCCATTTCAACTTGATTGGATTTAGTAACAATGCCTGCTTTGATTTTGTATTGATTATCAAGGTCTTTTGTGTAGGAATCTAAACCTTGCTGAGCTGAAATTATATCTAGTCTATTTTTTTCCGCCTGAAATTGTCGCTCGATGATTGTAGACATTTGAGCTCGAATGGCAGCCATTTTTCTAGACTGTTCGAGGTCTCCTTTTCTGGTTGCTACATCTTTTTCTAGTTCTGATTTGTATTTTTTAAGAAGACCGTATATTGCTTTAAGGTCTTCGCTACCTTCTTTTTGTAAACTAGGATCATCACCTATTCCTTCTAGTATTTGTTGGATTTGAACAGCCGCCCCTTCCTGACCTGCATCTCCAGATTTAAGTGCAATTTCAACATTTTTCTTAATACCTTCAAGATATTTACTACCACTTAAATTTGGATTTATGTCTAGTATACCTTGGGCGGATTCATTCATGGAAACCGAACTGCCTAAGCTTCTAGCAGCTAGAATTCTAGCTGATTTCACAGAATTAGGGTCTCTTAAAATGGATGCATCAGTTCTATCAAAAACACCTGAATCTTCAAAAAGTCTTCCTGCCGCATCCAATGATTTCTGAAATTGTGGGAAACTGTTTTCCATATCAAAAACATTAGCATTTCCAGAAGCAATATCAATCATTAAATTTCCTAATGAAGCACTAACGGCTCCAGCATCCAAAGTTTTGTCTAAAAAATCTCTTTTGCTTTCATCTCTTTGAAGCCCTTTACTGACTTGTATTCCGTTTAATTTCCTGGCGTAAAGAAGTTGAGCTTCTTGTAAAGCTTTCATGCCTTCAGTCGTACCTGATGTCATTAATTGCACTTCTTCGCCTGAAAGATTTAAATTCTTACTTAAACTGTTGGCAGATTTAGACAATTCGGTATTTTGTTTGGCTAGCTTTGTTTCAAGCTCTAACTTTTTAAGCTGACCATCAAATGTATTTAGTGATGCAGAATTGTTGAGTTCTGTGATTTCGTTTCTTGTAGACTCAACATCTTGAGCTTGAGAAATTGCGGTAGTTAGAGAATCTAAACCTTTGGATGTTTTTGCTGCTGATTTATTTAACCTATCAAGAGAATTATCCAGCCAGTCAGTGTTTTCTTTTACCGCTTGAAAAACGGGTATTGCACCAGCAACAATTGCTCCAAGGGGCCCAATCGCGCCAAATACTTTCCCTAGTTTTCCTCCGCTTTGAGCTATTTCTTTGAAAGAGCTGCCAACTAAAACTGCTTGAGAAAGCCCTTGAGTGACACCAACTATACCCTTGACAGTTTTACTAGTTTCTTCTTCAAGGCTAGATAATTGCGATACAAATCCCTCAACAGCATAAGTTAATGATGTAAGAGCAAACAATTTACCCATTCCCATGTTATCACTTTCTTTAAAATTGGGTATAAATCCAGAGCTGGCACCATGAGTTTTGGGATCGATGCCCATTCTTATTGCTCTATTTATTCCTTGTTTAATGCCACCAGGTTCATCTCTTGTATTTATAACGCCGAGACCCATGGGGTTTCCTCGAGAAACTAAACTTGAGTCCCTAGATATTCTAATTTGAGAACGAGGTATACCAGCCTTTTCTTCTCTATCTACAGCTTCTTCAAGTGGGTTGGCGAAATTAGGAATAAAACCAGAAGATTTACCTCCAAAAACATCTTTTTTATATATAAAAGGTATACCTTTGTGTGTTTTTCTAGCTATACCTTCATTGCCTGAGCGATTAACTTCAGTAAAAAATGAACTTAAATCAATAGGTTTACCTTTATAAGTTTCACCAGTTACACCAGTTCCAAAATAATCATCGATATCATTTTGGTCTATTATACCTTCATTTAAAAACTTTTTAAATAGTTGAGCACTGGTGTGGCCGGGGCCAGAATGAGCGTCAATAAAATCATAACCTAGGGTTTTATTTGAAATATGTTTTTTCGATAAAGATGGGCTAATGTATTTTAAATGAGAAGCAGAAGCTCTAACTGGTCCGTAAAAATCAATCGGGGCATTATAGCTCGGTGTCCTATTAAAAATTTGACCAACAAAAGTTTCATAAGCTCTTCCATCTTTAATGTTTTTCTTCATTTGAGATTTAGATCTGAAATTAGGAATAAATCCAGAGCTTAAATTATATCCACTGACTTGAGAGCTTCCTCCTTCTTTCCATATTTTTTCAGCACTTTTTAGAGCTAAATCTTTCTTGGTGTCTGATAGAGATTTAGCGAAAGGACTCATACCTTTACTTTCAAGGTAGTTTTCTAGATAGCGATCTGTTGTAAGCTTCAAGCTTTTAGCCATTATACTGTTAGCTTT